AACTCCTGTCCATCAAGCCTTTTACAAATAGGACTTGTCCTACTGTCAAGCGTTGCAACATATTCGTATTTGGGAGCTACCTTACTATTTGCTGCATAAACAGCCTGTGATGCTTGGTTCTGTACTTGATTAACAGATGTTCTTACTATCGTTTGAACTTGATAGTTTGCGAGTTTTGTAAGTTCTCCCCCTGCGGCTGCAATCTGTCTTACACTTCCTTTCTGTCCAAATTCAAGTCTGCCAACCATACGTCTAGCTATTTCTGCTGTTGATTCTCCACTAAAGACACCTTGCCTGATATGTCTTGCCAAAGCATCTTTCTGCCTTTCTGCGATCCCTCTAAATGCTTTCTCAACTGTTTGTCCATTAGGTAGAGTCTGCATTGCTCCCTGTCTTGCAGTAAGTTCAAACTTTCCAGAACCAAACTTTTTAAAATCATCTTCTGTAAATTCTTTACTAGTAAAAATATTTGTTTGTGTTGGATCTGTTTTTACAAAAGATTCTGCATATTTTCTGCTAACAGCAACAGAATTTATTGGAACATTACCAGATTTTACAACTTTTTTAAGCTCATTTTCTATAAATCCAGCTTGTACTTTTGCTAAACCCTCAATCTCTTTAATCATTCTTTTTGAAGTATCTCTTTCCCACATATCTAAACTTATCTTTGACTGTTGAATTATTGCCCTAAGCCTTTTTCTTGTCTGTGGTGCAACAACAACCCCTGCCCCAGCTTGTGCTTGTCTAATATTTATTTGTTTTAATTTCTTTGCAGCCGTTAAAATTACATCGTTATATGCTTTCTGAAAATCTTTTGCTACAGCATTACTATATCTGTTTAAATCAATAGTCTCTCTGAAAAATGCTTCTGGTGTACTCATTCATCAAGCCGCCTCTTCTGTATCTTCGTCATCATCATCTGTAGCTGGTTCTTCTGGTGCTTCCATTTCTACCAACCCTCCGCTTTGCGTACTTTCCATTTCTCCTTCGATATCAAAATCGTCCCCTAGAACTTCACCGCTAGATAATTGATTTAATAATGTTTCCTGTGAAATAGTACCAGCAGTAAACAATGTTAATAGGCTTGTTATCTCTTGTGGTTCTAATCTTGTAGAAACAAAGTCTCTATTAACAAAGCTGCTACCAGCATTAGGTTCATTTAGATATTCGCTATGAAATCTGAGGCAGTTGTCTATTAGGTCTTGCATTTGTTGAGCAATGACCATCATTGTGCTGTCATTCTGTGATCTGTCTATCCTTTTTGCCTCTGCTGTTTCTCCCACTAGTTTCTGCCCTAATACCGCAGCTAATGATAATGTATTTATTTGTTCTTTTAGATCACCAAGCCTTTTAAACTGGCTGTCATAACTATCACCTGATGGGCTTACATATTCAAGCCTTGATTCTGGTGGTAATGCTAAAGCTTCACTTGGGCCTGTTGTTATTTCATCAGCGTTTGGATAACCAAAGACTGCAAGTAAAGGTACAGAACTGATATGTAAGATATTATCCAAGTCCGACTGAATCTGATAATGTTTAAGATTTAACTCTGCTATGTCATACAAAGGGCTGCGTGACTCATAAAAACCTACTCTGTTGGAATATGCCACAGCAAAAGGAATCTTGTCCTTAAGGCTCATTTCACCTTCATCAAATAATTTATATTCACTATTCTTTTTATCTTTTCTGTGAATCTCATATCTACCACGTTCTAAAACTCTTATTTGCTTGACTTGCTTTTCACCATACTTTCCATCAGGTTCTACAACATTTTCCAACAACCTTAACTGCGTGAGTTGTCTTGCACCATCTATAATCTCACTTCTCCACCCAAGAATATTTCTAGGACTGTAAGTTACCCAATAAGGTCTAGTCTTATCTCCTTCTTTTGGTGCATCTACCAATACCCCAACATGACCAAATGATATCGCTGTTCTTGCTGTTTCGTATAACCAGACATTTAAATCATTACCCTCTAAATCTACATCAAATAGCTGTTCTCTTACTAAATCAGAAACATCATCAAGCCTTACTGGTTTTCTTGTGAGCATACCTGACAACATTTTCTCGATTCGCTGCAAGTAAGGTACGACTGTAGATCTTGAAAGCCTTACATCATAACTATCATCTGTTTCTCTTGCCTCTTGTGGCAAGTATTTTCTATGCTCACTTCTAATCTTGTATGTGCCTTCTTTTAAGTCTGTTATCAAATCCCAAAACTGTGCCATGCGTTGATATGCCGCATTTGGTGATTCAACAGTCGATACAGCCTGTGTTATAGGTTGGTTATAAATATTTAATGAGCTATACACAGTTTTTCCTCATAGTATCATTACTTTTAATATATTCTAATTCCTGTTGGTCGCCCTGCACGAGCAAACAATGGATTAAATTCTCTCCAGATTAAGTATCCAAGACAATCTGCCATGTGGTCATAGCCAGATTCTTTGTCTGGTTCTCCCTTCTCATTGTATGACTGTAATTCCATAGATTCAATTAGCTTTCTGCAACTGGCATGGATATGTAAACGGGTTTCCCCTTTGCCGTTACATAAAAGAGCCTGTACGGAAGAAACCCT